CTTCCAATTCAACTGTACCCATATAAAATAAAATCATTCTTACGTCTTGCCAATACTCATAATTTATTTCTTGATCAATTAAATAATCTATGATTTGGTATACGCACATTAGCGCAGCTTCTTTAGCCTGATCTAAATCATTTGTAAAATAAAATGTAAATCGGTCTAATAATTGTAGTGCTTTTGATTCTGGTGTCATTGTCTTATTAGTTTAAATTATATATTTCTGTTTTAACTTCATCCCAATAATCATAAGCTTGTTTACTATGAACCATAAGAGACATAAATTCTTTTATCTCATCTACTGCAATTGATGCACATTGTTTGGCATCTTCAAAAGTAAATTCTTTAATATAAGTTTGCATTATATCAAATCTATGTACCAATTCTTCTGCTTTTTCTTTTGGTGTCATTGTCTTATTGGTTTAAATTATATATTTCCAACCTTTTAAACTTGTTGTAGGTTTACCATTAGTTTCAATCCATAAACTTAACTCATTATATAGAACTATATCATTATTAAATGTTGAACCAAATCCCCTAAACATATAAATAAATTGTTTTGCCCACCATAGTTTAAACCAAAATGGAAGTTTATAATAATACTTTTTCATTGTTTTATGCGTTTAAATTGTTTTGGGTATTCGGATTTTCCGAATTACCACTCTGTTTAGATTATTTTATAAATTGTTTTTGACCTTGTGAAACTAAAATTTCATTAATTACTTTCATGGTATCTTTAATTAATTCATTATAAATAGGTTTATCCAATTTTTCCATATTTCCCCATCCGTACTTTTCGACTAATATTGTTTTAACCTTTGTTGCCGTGATTTTCATAATTTTAGTCTTTAGTAATTAACCTACCATGTTTTGTGTATTTGCCCTTTTCCATGTTATCGATGTAAATGTCCTCTTGAGTAATGATCCCAAAATCTCTATTTGGTTTGAAATTTAATGCTTTAACCGGTTCATTTTGAGGATATAAAAAATAAATAATGCCTGTAATGGCAATAATGCTGATAACTTTTTTCATTAATTAGGTTTTTAGTTTAAAATAATTGACCATTTTGATCAAATCTAACATCCATGTTTACCATAGATTGGATAAATTCTTGATAATAAGCACTTTTATGTAGCGCTTCAAGTTCTATTTTGCTTAAAGATGGTACATAATTCTTCGATTTAATACGATTTTTATCCGATTCTGGACATTCATAAAGACCAAATTTTACCAAATCATCATAAAGCTGATATAATCCACCGGCAATCCATTTAAAATCTTTGCCCATTTTAACCATTAAATCTGCATGATCATTCGCATTATTGATGGCCATCATTTTTAATTCTTGATCTGATGGTACCGGTTTAATAGTTTCCATTTTTGGCAACTTTGCAAGCTCTGCTAATTCTAGCTGTTTACGTTCTATGTATTTCCGAATCCATTGCACAAAATTGGATGAATTAAAAAATACCTGCTGATCCTTATTTAAAAATTCACCGTTTAACCCCATTTTCAAACCGATCATAATTTCATCTTTGGTTAGATTTCCAAACAACTCCAGATCATCAGTTAAAATTACTATTTGCGCCATGTCTTCATTTTGGTTCTCTGATCTTAATGATAATTTCATTTTTGCAATGGCCCAGATCTGTGATGCAAGTTCTGTTTTTTGGCTTGGTAGCATTAGCATTAATTTTGTAGATGCCTGTGCTTGTACTATTTTGTTTTGCAGATTAGTGATATTAATCACCGATGGCAAATGGATTTTTATAAGTTCCGTTTTCATGTTGTTTAAGGATTTGTTGTTTTGCTAATTCTATGTTTTCTAAATTGGTTTGATGCTTGCCTTTAATATTACTAATTTCTTCTTTTTTTGCAAAAATTCCGTTCCAATTATTTGATATTGAATAATCAATGGCTTGATCAATTTGATCATCTGTGGCCCATTCCCATTGCTTAATTAATGCCTGCTTTCCAATGGGTTTATAAGATTGTTTTTTTTCTCTTTTATAGTCAAACCATTTTTCAAAAATCAGATCTCTATTAGATAAAATTTGATTAATGTCCTTATCTTTCTTACTTATATTATTATATATATACTCTTTATTACTTAAATCTTTCTTACTAATATTTGATGGTTTTCCTGCTATAGGATTTTCCTTCATAGGAATTCCTGTATGTAGGGATTCCTTTATAGGAAATTCATGCAATACATACTCTGATACCCAATATCCAAACTCTGCTTGGTACCGGATTCGTGTCAAATAACCTGCATTTTCTAACTCTTTTAGTGCAGCTGCAATGCTTGGTTTTCCTTCCTTTACTTGGCTTGAAATTCGTTCCACAGAAAAATCCCAATCATCCGGTTTTGATTGAATATAAGCATAGATTCCCTTGGCTTTAAACGATATTTGATCGCTGTTTAATAGCGCATTTGGAACCGTTCCATACCTGTTTTTAATTCTTATTTTCTTCATAATAAAAAAGACCATCAATTAAATCCCCCAGATCTCACCTTGGGTTCAATAATGATGGCCTTTAAGACCGTTTGTAGCTATGTTGTGAGATCGCTAATTTTGCAAATATACTATTTATTCGATGATCGCAATGGCTTAAAGTTAAAAATGCCTGCATAATGTGGATGCTCATTAACAAATTTTCTTGCGTAATAAGCTGTGTAATTATTGCTGACCTTAAAGTATTCATTGGTTTTTACCAACTTATGCCACCGGATTTCCTCAATAATGGATTTGCTGCCCATTTTAATTTTGCCCCTCTGGATATATTCATAGGCAATGTTTTTATAAACTTCATAGATCTCTGGATGATCTTGATGGTACTGCTGAAATGTTTTCATTTTTTTAGGAAAAAAAATACTAATACAAAAATATAGAATTCACATCCTACCAAAACAAAGGTAGGGATCATGGCTTCAAACCATGAATAATTAAATACACCTGTTAGCTTTAAAAAAACAGCTATGAATGTAATCACTAACAAAATCTTGACTAATGGATTAAAATTAAAATTAAATATCATATTCCTAAATGATCATCAATGTGTGCGTATTTATTATTATTTATCGCTGTGTATTTATTATAAATTGAATACCGGTTATTAAGGTAAATTAATAACGATTTTTCCTCAATTTTAGCATCATTTGGTAGGATGCCATTTCGTTTATATTTCAAAACGACCTGCGTAATTTCTTCTATTAATTCAAGATTTCGTATTTCTTCTATCTTGATCCTGTGCAGAGCTGACATATTTTAGCTTTAAATAATTTTTATCTAACTCTTTAGCAATGTGCGCAAACACCTCATAATAGGTGTACCCTAATTCATTTTTTCTCATTTTCTTATGTATTTTACGATTGACATTATAGGAATTCCTATGGATTTCCCCTCTGTTGTTTTGAAAAATAATGTACGATTCCCTTCGGTGGCAAGTTCTAACACTCCAGACAGATAGGCATCTTTATTACCTAATTTATATTGAATATCAAATTTACCTCCCAATTCTATGTCCTTATGTTTAAAGATTGAATTAGCTACCGAATAAATGGCCCTTAATTCGCCATGTCTTGTCGTGTATTGACCTACTATTTTTCGCATAATTAAATAATAAAGGCCAACATTTCTGCCGGCCATAGTTTAAAATGGTAAATCATCATCTAAATCCATTGGCTGTGGTGCTTTTGTTGGCACCGTATTTACTTTAGGATTGATTTCTTTATGTACTTTGGTAGGATTTGCCATTGGCAGTTTAAAATTGCCTAAAATAGGCAACTTTTGACCACCTTCCCTTTGCTCTTTAGTTTGGCTTTGGGTAATAAATCCATTATTACCATAATCATCTGGGATTTCATTCACAAATCCTGATAAATTTAGCCATGAATTGCCGTTTTTATCTTTGGTTAATCTTGACTTATCAACCTTATTTAGATTGATGCTAATGTTTGTTAATTGTCCCATGTTATTTAACTGTTTTTTTAATTGATGTTGTAGATTTTTTTGATGCCGGATAAAATTCATGTGCCTCACCTGTGTCCGGATCCACTGTTGTGGTAAAATTGCTAATGGCTTTACAGAATCCTTCTATTTCCTTTTGTTGCCTTTTAAGTAAACTAATTTGATCCTCTAAATCATTCCATTTTTTTGTGGCTGTATAATCATAGGATGTGCCGACCTCTGCTATGGTAAATTCAACCCCATGTACATTATGCTTTCCACCTAATTTGTGCAGTTCATCAATTGATTTCTGCTTAATTCCCTTATCCACCGTTTCAAATAGAATCTGAAATTTAGATATGATGGCCAATTGTACTAATGGATCCTTTAAAGATACATCAAATTCATCCACCATAACTTGCGCCTGATGGATGATTTCTTGCTTATCCATGTTTATGATCATGGATGGTTTTAATGTTAATTCATTTTTCATGATAATTGCTTAAAACGGTTAGCTACTAATTTTCTTACTTGTTTAATTGCTTGATATTTTGTATCCAAATTATTCCATAATTCTTTAACATGGCCTGATTCAGTACAGGCATTTAGTGAATTAATTAATTCGGTTTTTTCATCATCAGATAATATAATTTCATCGACCACTACATTAGGTTTGGTTTCTGTAGATGTTGCATCAGAATCTTTATTATCATCCAAAGCAAATAATCCATTTAACGCATACTTTCGTGAATAACTGCCTGTCGTTCCAGAAATCTGCGCAGAATCCATGCCCTTTTTTTCCTCTGGTTCTCTGGCATAAGATGTGGCGCTGTAGGACTGCTCGCCATTGCTGATGGTGGCTGTGGCTTTGATGTAATATCTTTCGCCTATGATCACCATTTCATCGGATAGGATCAAATGGTATCCCTTGGGATTTATAATCGGCTTAACAGCTTCTATGATGTTTTCAGCTGACCTGTACGCATACTTACCAAAGGAATTAAATTTATTCTTTGGTGCTTGGACTTCGGCCTGTATAATGGCCAAATCATTTTTTGCATTCATTTTACTTATTGGTTTGGTTTAGGATGTAAATAACTTTTTCTATTTCTGCACTGATTACAGGATCATTAACTTTTCGGCTAATAATACTCTGGATGTTATGCGGTTTAAACTCCCTTGCACTATGTGGCAAATAACCCATTTTATTTAAGTTATCTGCCACCATTTGATTGATTTCGTACTGCTTTACTTTACGCATGATTAATTTGATTAGATTGGATTGGATCCGGTATATCCATGATCTGTACTAACCGGCCTCTAAATATGCGCCACTCTTTGTCTAAAAAGGACTGCGCCTCATTAAAGGTGTAAAACTCCCTGATCACCGTATAATATCCGGCATCATCACGAAATTTCATTTTCAAAATAAACGATTCTTCATTTTTCATGGTTTGATAATTGGTAGGATGTGAAACAATAAAACATAAATAAAACTATAAATGGCAATTCCACCATATAATCCCTGTGGATCCTGATGGTGAAAATCTGTGATGTAATTAATGATTTTTTTCATGGTTTGATAAATTAAAAAATGCCATGGAATCTGCCATGGCACAGGGTTTTGTTAACAAAATGAATATCCATTATGATTCCAATGGTGATTTCCTGTTTTTGCAACACGACCAATTTTACCATTTGGTTTTAAAATATGGCAATCTTTTAAATTATTTTTTTCAATAAAATTTACACAAAATGCCTCTAAATTCATGTAAGCTGTTGGATTTGTTAAATCGATTTTAATCTCAATTACTTGTCCATTGTCGAATGTTAATCTGTAATTATTCATTTTTTTGTTGGTTTGATTGTTAAACATGATGTAAATGTACAGGCTTATTTATTATTTCCAAAACATTTTAAAACTTTTTTAAAAAATAAATCAATAATTTCCCATGAATACTTTAAATATAAGAAAAAAGCACCTAAAATTAGATGCTCTTTTGCTTGTTTACCCTCAAACCATACTTAACATTCAAATTTACAAAACTTTTCCATCTTTAATTATCATGTTATGCACATTGCTTTTACCGTTTTCAATATCTACAATGGCAAAACCTTGATTATGCTGTGCCATCACCATGTATTTAGGTGATGTATATGTCAAACATCCGGTGGTGTATGTTTTAATTGATTCTTTAAATCCTGTTTTCTTCATGGCAAAACTTGTTTTATGTACATGGCCTATTAGCGCATTGCACATTACCTTATTCATTAAATTTTGCGCAGGATTAGCGCCACCGGATCCGTATAATTCATGGCCATGTAGCACCAACAGATCACCCATGTAACAACCTTGCCAATCTTGCACCATGTTATAACCCAACTTTTCTAAATGGAAAAATATTTCAAATTGCAAATCATGGATCTGGGCAAATTCTTCAGCTTGATTTTGTAAGATTCTTGCATACCGGTTCTCATGATTTCCTAACTTAAAATAGATTGGAATGTGCTTAAAAATATCCCTTATTTTTTGCATAAATTCCCTGCACATATCTACTTCCCTTGGGAAATCCCTTAAATCGGGATCTTTAATAAAGGATGATAGGCTGTAGGTATCGAAAATGTCCCCATTTAGATACAAACAATCAATTTGCTGATCCTTTAAATACCTAATAGCACAGGCCAATGATTCCAAATGGTGGAATGGCACATGAATATCTGATAAAATTCCAACCTTTTTAAATTGCTCTGGCAAATAGAATGGTAAATGATCCTTACCAATAGATTCGGAAATACCGAAATAGTCTAAACTGTCTAAATTGTAATTTTTAAATTCAGCTGTTTGCTTGGTGCTTTGGTTTTGGATAAATTCATTTTTTGCTTTTAATGTTATGCCTTGAATTATCATTGCATCTTTTAACATCTTTGGGTTTTTATAACCGTAATCTTGATAATGCTGTTCGTGAAAATTTTTTAGGTTATAATGTGATTTAAAATAGTGATCTTTTATTATATTATATTTTTCTTGTGCGCCCATTTAGATTAGTTTTTTTCAAAATTAGTTAAATAAACAAATAGAAATCACATTTGTAAATTAACAAAAAAGACCACTAACAATGTTAATGATCTTTTTGCATCCCAACCTAACCAATAAACAACCCGATTAAAAATCGGGCCATTTACACAAACACAACCTATCTATCATTTAAAAAACTACTAATCTAAACTTGAAAAATAACCCTGTACTGATGCGAAACATCCGTATAATTATCCGGTATGTGGCAAATAATACTATAAATATTTGATTTAACCGATAATTTCATAGAATCCATAATACATGAATCTGTTTCAGTAAATGTATCAAATTTTATGTAAACTTTATTAGCCATTGATAGCATAATATCACTGCCATTTATACTAAAATCCCCCTCATAACTTTTAAGATATGCCCTAAAATCGTTTAATCTTTGTTGGATCACGATCTGTTCCATCTTTTGTGGTGTCGTGTCTTGCGCCCTTTTTAGGCCAAAAAATAAACCATATTTAGCATTATATAAAATGCTGTCATTTTGTAAATCATTTACATCAGAATTATAATTATAAATTCCATCGTGTTCTAATAAATCACTTTTATTATTATTATATAAGGTACCGGTATATGTAACAGCTTTAAACCTTGATGCACCTATGGCATTTTGAATTAATCCTACATTATCAATATAGGTTTTATTAAATCCAAATCCTGTGTAATATGGAATTGCTACACCTACTAACAAATCACCGTAAATAACATTGCTTGGTAATGCAACATTTATATTTCTAAATTCAAATGATTGACATTCTAATGTTACTTGATTCCAAATTATACTACCTGTAACATCCCATGTGTTTGTGGCAGCATTAAAATACTCACCACCTGCTGTGCCACCTCTAACATAATAGGCAATTATATAAGTAAATATAGTACTGCCATCATAATTATAATTATCAAATGCCACATCCATATTAAAATTTAATGCCAACTGATTTGATGTAACATTAAATGTTTGACAGGTAATTGCAGTGCTTGGTGTATACCCTCCAGATGTTAAAACATTAGTAAAACTAACTGAATTTGCACCATTGGCTGAAAAATCTGATCCTACTGTCAATGTTACACCACCACCTGCTGTCCAATACTGCAAATCAAACTCAAATCCTGCATTATAATTAGCATAAAACTGTTTATTTTCAAGATCTACAGTCATTTCATATTTCTTTAATGGCCTTTTTACAGATCTAACCATATTAGAATTTCTTGGAATTAATTGGCTTGTAATTGTTTTTAAATTATTAGATGTCGTATTTCCAACGTATGTGCCACTTGAATTATAAACATAAAATTTAATATCCTCTGATCCACCATTTAAATATGCCTGCTTGGCTGTTAAAATTGCACCTGCAACTAATGATCCATCCTGTATTCCTTCAATGATCCTTTGATCACCATAAGATGATGCGTTTGCAATTGTCCATCTGCCATAACTTTGAAAAATTCTGCAATTGGTAGCAATTAAAATAGATCTTAAAACCTTTTTAGCATCTAAAATATCATTGTCTTTTGTAATAAAAGCATTTGTTTTAATCAATAAATCTTCATAAATATTAGACCAATTGGCTGATATTCCTGTCCTAATATCATTTGAAATCCATATTTGAAAATCCAATCCTAATTGTGCTAAATTTTGGTAAATAAACTCCCACAAAAATGTATTTTTGGAATCAGTTAAACTATCCGGTATCCATGTATTAAATCCTTTTAATTGACCTAATCCATCAATGGCTGTTATTTGAATGTCGTATGGTGGTGTAATAATGGCCTCTTGATAAATATCATTAGTGATAAATCCTGCCCAATACCCAGACCAAACACCTACAGATTCTTGAAAATAAAGTATTAGTTTATATTCCCTTTCATCATATTCAAAGAAATTATCATAAGTAACAGTATCAGTTACCTTTAAATTTAATGTTGCTGATGATCCAATTAATGGCTCATAAATATCATCATCTGCTTTCCATTCAATTGTCATAGGTTCACCATCGCAGATCATAGGTAAAATACCCCCTCCATAATCTTTTTTTAAGATCTCTATTTTGCGCTGATTGCCTTGAATATCTGAAAATTCTAATCTGTATTTAACACCGTATGCCATAATTATCCGATTCTATTTCGTGTTTTTTCTGCTCTTTGTAATGCTAAAATTAAATCTGATCCCCTTACTACAAACTCCCCAGACAAATTCATGTCATTGCCTCCACCAAAATCCATCATACTTTGTAATCTTGATAATGGCGCAATTACTTCCGGATTGGATTTAGCACCCATGTACTCACCCATCAATCCCATTGTTGGGCCACTAACAATACCACCTTTAGCAAATGCGCTGATTCCTGCAAATGCACCTGATACTACACCCATTGCAGCTGCAATAAATGGCGCCAATGCGACTAATCCTGCCGGCCCTGCTGCTGCTGCTGCATTTGTACCTACTACAGCTGCATTAGATGATGCTGTAGCAAAATTTGTAGCCACTTTCTTTTTACCAAATATTGATTCAGCTATGGCCATGGCCCCCATTTGTATTAATACACTTGCCATTGCACCTAAAAATCCTTCCAATCCTGTCTTGGCTAATCCAAATGAATTTACAATGCTATTTCCTATGCTTTGAAATACTTGCTGTGTAGCATTTTTTAAAGTGTCCATAGCTTGCATATACATAGTAAAATTTTCTGCTTGTATTGCCAACTGTTCTTGTATTGTTGTAGTACTTGCAGTGATTTGCTGATCAATAACACTAAATGGTGATGCAATATTACTAACCTGTCCATATAATTGTTGTAATGATGTAAAAAATTCGCTTGCATTTATATCATGATTAAACCAATTTTTTATTATTTTACCTAATTCCCTACTTCTTTCCGATGCGTTAACTGTCAATTGTTTCCCTACACCTTCCATTTCTGATGTAACAATTTTGTTAAAATCTTGAAAATCATTAAAAATTTCTTTGTTTAAATCTTTAATTTTTCCACTTAAATCACCAAAATCAAATTTTGCCTCTGATGATACTTCAACCGGATCAGTTTTCTTTTTTACTTCTTCATTTATTGGATCTACTTTATCTAAATCTATGCCGGCTCTTTTAGCTATTGCTTTTTGTAATTCCTCATTTTTTTTAATTTGTTCATCTAAACCTTTGACATATTTTACACCTGCACTTGCTAAATATTTTATGTTCCCTGTCAGTTGAAACATTGTATAACCCAATAAAGTATTAGCATTTAAATTGGCATTTGTTTTACCTGTTTGTAGATCTAAATTATCGGCGGCAATTTGTTCAATTCTTGCCATTGCTGCTTGTTGTGTGGCTTTTTTTAGTAATGAACTATTATAACGCAATATTGCATCTGTTGCCTTATTTGTTTTTATTGTTTCTAATGTAATAAATCCCAACATTTCTGGTGATGTGGCATTAATTGCTTTTATAGCTTTTAATCTTTCTTCTTTACTTACCCTTTCATTTTTGGCAATAGCTACTAATCTTTCAAGATTTGATTTTTCTTTTGCAATATTTTGCACAGCTTGTTCCCTAACACCTGACATTTCTTGCTCTGCTGTTTTTGTAGAATTTAAAATGCCTGTATATGTTACAAATGCAGTTCCTAATATTGCTACTGCTGCTGCCAATGCTAAATATGGATTTGCTATTAAAAATGCACTCATTGATTTAAGTACTTTTTGTGCTGCAGAAAATCCAGAAATCATTTTTTCAGATACTAATCCAACAATATAAAGCAATGGCCCTAATGCAGCTGCAACACCTCCAATAATTACAATTAATTTTTTATTAAAATCAGATGTTTCAGATATTGATCCTATGTAATTATTTATGCCTTTTATTACTTTTACCACTGTTGGTAACATTACTTGGCCAAATTCATTACCTAACTGTTTTAATCCTTCTTGCATCATTCGCATCTGATTGGCTGCGCCTCCACCTGTCCTTTCAAAATCACCATGTGCATTGGCTGTCATGTCTGTTACAAATTGGTAACGTAACATTACTTTTTCGCCTTGTGTCATTTCAGAATATAATTTCTTAATACCATTTGCTAAAGCATAGGATTTCAAATTGTCCTCTGTCATTACAACACCCAATCTTTTTAATGATTCTGTCTCACCGGTAAATATTCCATTTAAAGCTGTCGTAACTTCTTGGATATTCATATTTTTAAATGATGCAAGATCGCCGGCCAACCCTACTAATGATGTGGATAATTTAGCTGATTCTGCTGTACTTAAACCCATTGATGTGGCCATATCGCCAAATAATGCAGCCATATCTAATGCTGTACCCTCGGCAATACCAAATGATTTTAAGGTATTTTTTGCAAATGCTTGTACCTCTGCTGATGATCCTTTAAATGCTACATCTACTTTGTTTAAAGATTCGTTAAAATCTGTAGCCATTTTAATTGCAGCGCCTCCCAATAGGGCCAATGGTGCCGATAAACGTAACGACATTGATTGCCCTACATCCTTCATCTGTTTGCCAAATGATGTTAACTTTTTACCTGCTGAATTTAACGCATCCTCCAGATCCTTGGAATTACCGTTTAAGAATATTTCTAATGTATTTGCCATGCCTCAAAGTTATAAAAAAAACCAATCCTTACTTTGATTGGCTTTTCTTGATTTGTTCCATAAATGCTTGTAATTCTTCCGGTGATGATTTCGGTACACCCTTATTTAAATACACATCCTGTGGCAAAGGAAATAGCTTATCCGGTGTGATTAATTGTGATCGCTTTTTAGCTGTAGAATTCACAATCATTGCGCTTTCAAATCTACTCATTTCCCAAAAAAGGTTCATTTTAATTGACCAACTTTCCCCTAACAACGCATTTTCCTTCCATGTATTGCGCCAAAAATGATCTGGTAAAATACCTGCTTGACCAATGTAATAATCAAGCATGGCATCCCATGTTAGAGGCTTATCTGCTTTGGGTTTTTTGTGGATTTAGATACGTTCCTACGCACTCCGGCATTTAAATCATTACCTAATACCCTTGATTCCATTAATGTATTTATAATTGTGCCTAATGCTTCCTGATCTATATCATCCATCCATGCACCTACAGAAAATTTATTATAATCTATTTCATTATTGTTTTCCTGATCATAAGCAATAATACCGGCATACACCATATCACGCATTGTGGCCATGGATAAACCGGATCCAAAAATCTTATCTACTTCGGATATTTTAAATCCTGATGCTTCCTCAAATGCTGCCCAGAAATTCATTGAAAAATGTAATGTTCGAGTTTTGCCCCCCAAATCTAATTGGCAGTAACCCCTACGTTTGTTGACTTCCATTTGTTTTTATGATTAGATTAAATTCAAATACCCAACACCATTGCTGATGTTGGGTTAATATATTGTGCAAACTAAATTATGCGTTTGTTGATTTAACAATAGCACCTGTGATGGTAATAGTACCACTAAATGTTACTGCTGCTTCCATCTCACCTGTCTGCTCTAATGATGAAATAAATCCATCAGCTGTGTAAATTGAATCTCCAGAAACTACTGTGCCAAATACTGCTGTTAATTGAGTTCTTGCAAGTAATAGATCTATTAATTGTTCTGCGTTATTAGCATCAGAATAATCCACTAAACCATCAAATGAAATTTCACCTGATTTTAAACCTGCAATTCCTTCAGAAAAACCTGCTGAATCTTTTGTCGTAGCATCAGCAACATCCATAGATACTGATAATGTACATGATGTGGTATGTCCTACCACTGTGCCTTCAACCTTTAAAACCAGATTGGTGCCATTGAATACTCCTGCTGTTGCCATATTATTTGTTAAATTTTATTCCTCTTTTTTTGTGTAAAAATAGAAAAATATATTACACATTTTCCCAATTGATATTTATATTTTCCCAATTTGTAAAAACCAAATTCCATGGCAATCTCGGTTCCCAATAAATACGACCATCGATCATAATATCAAGTGAATATCTAACCACTGTTTCAGTTTCTGCAATTTCTTCTACACCATTTACATAGCCTCCACCAAAATAAAACATTCCGGCTGTTTGAAATACCCATTTAGTGTATTTTCTGGTGATTAGTAAATCTACAAATTGCTCAAAATTCATTGCATTACTGTAATCCACTAACCCTTCCACCTTCATTGTAACAGATCTTTTACCTGCTATACATTCGGCCCATCCACCACTATTTTTATTTGTGGTGCTTGGTAGATCTAAATTAACTGATAATACAGCATTAGTGCTATGGCCCAAAGCTATATCATTATTATAAATTACAACATTAGTTCCATTATATAATGGCATTTTCTTCTATTGGTGGCACCGGTACCGGTTCCCATGGCAATGGTAATGTAATGATTGGTGGATTAACTAAATCTTCAATTTGCTTGGCTAAATTGATGTCTAATGCCGGCACATCCAATGATTCTTCTAACCATCCACAAACAATGTCAAATGTTAGATTTGCATAAGGTATGTAAGTATCACCTTCTTTTTGACTATATGTCTGGCATCCGTAAACATCAGCCACATATTCTTCAAATGTCGCATTCCTGCGCCAATGTACATACACTACAAAATCTTTCTCACCTTCATAAGTTGGAAAACATTGCATCTGACTAATCACCCAATTATAGGTTAAATCTGTGGTTTTAATTGTTCTATAATTCAACATCATCTATTGTTTCTATATCTTTAAATTTTACCCCTATAACCCATGCACTCAAAAAAGGATATATTTCTAATCCCTCTGGATTGTTTACCACGATTTCATCAAAATTAAATTCTGATAAATTTAGATCCTTACTTTGTTGGTTTAATTTCTTTAAACCATCCTTTGAAAATGAATAACTACCCTTTTCATTTAGGATTAGATTGCCATCTTTGTCTACAGATGCTGCATCTAAACGCAATTCCTCTGCCTTTTCATTGTATTGATCCAAATAAATTTGGACTTTTTTGGCAATTAGGACTAACTTTTTTTGTCCTTTTGTCTTTCCATCTTTTGCATTATTGTTTAAAAAATGCACTAAAATGAATAATTCTGCATAACTTTTTTTCATTGTTTTATTGATTTGATTTATTGCAAAGGTAGATAAAATATAATTACAAAAATTAGGTGGTAATTTTAACAGTTCCACCATCATTCCATAACTGTCCTGATGCTAATCCGGCTGATGATGTTGGTATGTCTATAGCTACTGTTGTAGTATCAATTCTTATTTTTGACTTATATGTAGTGCCATCTAAAACTCCTAAAAATAAAATTCCTGCTTGTGTGGCCCAAATACCTGATGTACTTCCATAAGTTGCTGATGCGTATCCAATGGCAATTCCTAAATTTGAACTTGTATCACCCATAAATCTGGCCATAATTTGTACTAAAGATCCAGATGCTTTATAAGCAGCATTAAATTGTGTAGATGTCGATCTAATAGCATTTAAGGTATACCCTGTTGTAGTTGTGTTGATGTTTACACCTCCAGCAGAGGTGATTTGCATACGTAATGCATCCCCATTATAAAAATACATTGAACCACTAGCCACATTATTTAAATACGCATCTGTCCCAGCTTGTTGCAAATTAAATGGAGTTGAACTTCCTGTTACTCCAATTTTGATACCTCCCCCAGTTGCCCCTCTAATATCTAAAGTTGTATAGGTGCTTATTCCACTTGGCGAACTCGTTCCAATCCCTACGTTGCCAGCAAGAGTTATGCTAAAAGCATCAGTCCAAGTTATCGCACTATTTGCTGCTGCTGTTGTTGCAGTTTGCAAATATATATTTCCATCATTAAATCTAATATTGGATGCGTAGCCTGTTACCCTTCTTTTAAATCCAACATTATAATAAATATTATTTCCTAAATTAGTTTCCCCTGCCCCATCTTGACCAATAAATGCACTTGCACCTGCAAATATGTGTCTTAAATTGTCGCTTGTTGTTGGTAATGATGTCGATCCTAATTGAATATTTTTATTAGTACCATTTACTATTAAATCTCCACTAAACGTGGCTGCACCGGCTACTAATAACCCATTTGCTGCTGATGCTGTTGTGGTTCCAATTGATAATCCACCATTAGTACCTAATGTCATTCCTCTATTAGCAGTTCCATTTACTACCATTTTAATTGCGCCATTACTTACAATTCCTAAAATTTCAGCTGTTGCTGATTCATAAGTAAAAATACTACCTGTATATAAACCATCACTTCTTGAAAGTAAAACGGTGGCATCTAATGAAACTAAATCTGTAAAATAAGTACTATTAGTAAATATCCCTGCTTCATTACCTATTTTAGCAAATTTATTACTGCCACCACTAATTAAACTTCCTGCAACGGTTATAGTAGTTGAACTTTCACTAATAATACTATCACCTAATGTAGATGCACTTGTGGCCTTTGGTATTTTATTTGTTGTTAATCCACCAATGGTGCCACTAACTGTCCATGATCTATCAGCTGATAAATCAAATGAAATTCCATTAATTGTTAATGTTCTGGCATTAGTTACCGGTGTAAACCCTAAAGCTGATGTAACATTGCCATTTGTTAATGATAATGTGCCACCCAATGTTAATGATCCTGTAGTAGTAACGTTTCCCGTTAGTGTTAATCCACTTACTGTTCCGGTTCCACTTACACTTGTAACCGTTCCATTTGTATTGGATTTATTGTTAAATGTTGTCCAATCTGTGCTACTTAAATATCCATTAACTGATCCAGATGCTTGACTAATTGTTATTGTATTAACAGTTCTAATTAATGGACTATTAAAAATTAATAAATTTTCTTTATTATTAAATGTGTTAAAATCTGATGCGCTTAAATATCCACTGATGGATGCTGTTGCTAAAGCTATAGAAATTACATTTGATGCAATAGATAATGGCCCTGTAGCACTTGAAATTGTATTTACATAAGCAGTATTCCATTGCCCAGCTTGAACACTTGTTGGTATCATATACCCTGCTGTCAAACTAAATACCCCTGTAGTATTAGTATATGTTAACCCTAATGCCGTTGATGATAATGCAGTCAAATCAATATAATTACTCGGATTACTTGCCAAATAATAAGTATTACTATCTACTGATCCATCAGCTTTTAAAAACTCTGTTGCTATGCCACCGGATTTCTTTAATGATGTGGCAATAATGGATCCGTTAACTTGGACTATGTTAACATTATCGTTTACAATTGTACCAAATAACCATTTCCCATCACTTGCTATTCTTGCGCTTTCTATGTCATCAGCCCTAAAAATAACCGGATGTGGTGTATCTGATCCAATATTAACTCCAGAATTTAAGGTACTAAATATTCCTTTAATTGTACCATCAAAATGAGTTATTCCAATTAATGAACCTGCTGCAATCCCTTGAACAATAAAGTTTGTAACACCGGCATAATATGCAGGCAACTGCCCTATAAAACTATCACCAACTGAATTAATCCCACCTTTTGCTGTTGTAGATCCATTAGTGTAAAATAATATACCTTGGCCTGCCCTTGTAGCCACTACAGCTGCATCAGATGTGGTATTTGTTGCCCATGCACCCGAAACACCAAAGATTGCCGTTTCTGCACCATCTTGACTTGCGCTAAATGATCCACCACCGGTTAATGAATTATTATCAATAATAATTTTTGCGTATAATGTAGAATCTTTTGCATGAATTATGCTTGATGGCGCTGTTAAACCAAGTGCTAAATATCCACCTTCGGTTAAACGCATTCGTTCTAAATTATTAGTTCCAAAGCGCAGATGCTGATTTGCCCTTTGGTAAATGGCACCTCCCTCATCAAAAATATTTGCTATTGCTAATCCCTGTATTGTTGCATCAGTATTAATTGAACTTTGTAATAATATTTCAATACTATTAACACCATTTGCCCTAATAACTAATCCCGATCTGTCAGCAGGAAATGTAGGCGAAATTGTAGCTATACCAATATCAGTTCCATCATCATAAATAAGTGAATTTATAATACTGTTTGCACTGTCAAATTTTGGTACATAATTTATATCCCCTGCACCACTAATGTTACCATTTACCTTTACAAAGATTTTACCATCTATTGCATCTGCATAAACTACAAAACCAATAATCACTGTAAGATCTGGTGCTGTTGGCTGTACGTTTGTAATTTGTCCTGCTACTGTAGGTGATAAATAAAGTATGTCACCATCTGCCCATATTTCACCTTGCAAATCCCCTGTTGTATCTATTTCCCTAACTAATCCAGATGATGTAATAAAACCCTCTAATGTATCTGCAATTGTTTCTGAAACTAAACCTAATGTGCCGGCTGATGTTACCCCTGTTACTGCCAAAGCTAAATCTACTTGTAGTATTTCGCCTACTGCCCCACTAATGTAAACAGCTTGGTAATCGGCACCTAATAAACTTGCACCTGTTACATTGACCACCCTAACTACTTCTTGCTGACCTATTGGTAAATTAACATTTCCACCTTTAAGCCTTATATCTGCTGTGCCATCAATGTTATTAAATGCCATTGTGCCGGCACCTACAGGAATGGCAGAATTTGTAGTATTAAATTGTAAAAAATCACCTATCAAACCAAATGTGCCTAAATCTAAATCTTGTGTGGCCCCAATGTATGGCACATAGCCACCACCTCCGCCTCCCCCACCATTGATAATATTATACCATATTTTTTCGATTGATGATAAAACAGTATCGGCCGCCGTTACTGTTCCTGATATTGCAACAAATCCGGCTAATGTAGTGGCTAAAACTCTGGCTGTAGTAAAATATAAATTTGACCCCTCGGCTATGGATGATGTGGTAGTGCCTGCAGGTAAATAGCTTGTTGAATCTAATAATCCATTCCCTTTTAAAAATTGTGCTGATGTGCCACCTGTTACCTTAAATTGTGCTGCTCTTAAAAATCCATTTTGATCAATAAATACATTTGATCCACCACCAAAACCATCTGAAATCTGTTTTTCTGATGCCGTTAATATATCATTATCAATAAGTTTTAGTAATGCCTTATATGTATCGGCAACAAGATGTCCGGTTAATGTAGCCATGTAAAAATCGCTTTATATTTCGTGCAATTTAGGCAAAAAATCGTTTAAAAATTTGTAGGCCAATAGCTAACAATATTAGAATAATTAATATCTGATTTATTAATGTTTGAATCCATCCTATTTTTTTGGTTTCGGATTCCCTGTAAATAGTCTTTGTTATGTATTTATATTCTATTCTATATTCATTGCTATTTATATAAGGATAGTAATGTATTGTTGCCTGTAGCTTGTCTTTTTTACCACTTATGGTAACTTCACCTTGCTGACCTTTTATACGTTCTCTAAATGGCTTTAAAATGCCATTGGAATCGCATGGATTAATGATCAATATGGTATCTTTTAACTCTTTGTATTCTGTAATTATTTTAGTGATCACCACTGAATCTTTTTGATTAGTGATTATAGGTAATTGCTTTACTGATCTACACGAAAAACTAAAAATGATAAATAAAAGTGAGTAAATCGGTAAACTTCCGAATTTGGCTATTTTATTTTCCATAATTTGTCAAATTTTATTAGTTAATTATTATGTAAAATATAGTTTAGCTTCGGCCATTCTTCTAATGGTTAATCCGGTTAATGTTTTGCCCCCTGATTTATTCCATTTTAAAAATTCATATTTTATTGTTAAATCATTGGGATCTTTATTTACCTTTTTTAATAATGTAGATCCTTTTAAATTGTTTGGCCCTACATTATAGCAAAATGAACACAACGCACTAAATTGATTGCTGTTTACATCATCCCTACAGAATGAATCTACTGATCTTTGGAATGGTTTTAGTAAATCCATCAATAATTCTGTAGCTTTTTCCTCTGTGATTGCAGGATCTGTTAATTTTACTTTATTTCCATCTGGATAAAAGGTAGATCCATAGCCAATTGTGTTAACTCCGGCAGGACATTTGTATGGATTTGCTTTAAATCCTTCAAATTTCTTAATTAGATTTATTCCAAATTGATTGCAAACTAATATTTTCACTTTATTGGTTTTGTTTTTATAATTTATTCTTAATCTATTGGTTTTGTTTTTATAACCTTTGGCCCCTTACCTATCTTTAAATTATGATTTTCTAAACGTAAACTTTCAATTTCTATAGTCAATTCATCCACCTTTTGGCTTAATTGATCCACTTTTGCCTCTAATTTTTCATTCATGGCAGTAAACATATCAATAACTTTCTGGGAGTTTTCCAATTGTATTGTACTTATGTCGGCATTCTCTTTTCTTCTACCTACTATCCATCCTATAAATGCTGATCCTGCTGATGTAATTAATGCTATAATTGTTTCCCTTGATTCCATTGTTATAATTGTTGAATTTTATTGCTGATTTCTACTATGCCACGAAAATAGGTATAATCTGTATCCTCATCAGTTAAATAGGTAGTTCCTTCATTTACGCAGGTAAACACAGAAAATCCATCAGCTGACAAATCAAAATACCCTGCTGATCTGGTTCTAATTAATTGTAAAATTTGTGAAATTGCTTCATTAGCTTGTAGTTCTCCCCCAGAATCGCCACTAAATCTTGTAACTACTTCTATTCTTGTTAAGGTTTCAGTAATAAAACTTGTTTGATTAAAATCAGCTTCATTAGTACTGACTGAATAAACATAAATGTATGGGTAAACTGATGTGCTTGGCACCCTGTTAAAAACCGGTAACACCGTAGCATTTAATGTAATGGTTCCGGTTAATCTGGTAATAATCGCTTTGCGAATAAATTGGATAGCCTCTAACATTATTTTGTCAATTGTTTAATTTTATTATCTAACCTAATTTCTAATTTATTTAATTCCTTTTTAATGTTTGTAAAGAAAAATGGTCTTGCAGGTAGTACTACTTCTTTAATTCCCTTTCCTTTAAACTGCGCTGCGTAACTATCATTAAACCCTAATGCCTTTAAATGGCTTAAATCTACCTTTCTACCTGTACCAAATTCAACGTATGGCGCATAAGGTGCCTTGGCAAATATGCTAACTCTGTTTGTGCCTACTCTTTCAAAAAAGATACTTTGCATTAAATTGCCTGTATCTTTTACCACATCTACTTTCATGCCTTGCACTGCAAATGCAGCTGTATAAGCTAATTCATTTGACAGCTCTTGCGCTGCCAATTGGCCTAACTGTTGGATCTTTTTTTTTAATGAATTTAAATCCCCTTCATTAATAGTAATTCCATCCTTTTTAGCCATTACCCTTCAATCTTGGTAGCTGTAATTTTAACCCAAAAATTCTCAATGGTTTGGTACCCAGAATTAATCCTGTATGTGGATGCATTCCCTTCAACCTGTAATATGTCCTGATTCTGAATTAGATCAGCTGTTGGCCTTCTAATTGCAATCTCTATTTTTGTTTCAAGTGATCTGATCCCATTTTTTGCTGAAATATCACCTGATGTTTCCATAACTTGACACCAAAATGTACCAATAACAGCTGTGGTAGATGTCCACCCACCATATCCATCAGCAGTTTTTGTTAATCTGCTAACTATAATTCTTTGCTTTAGTTCACTTGCTGTTCTTGCTGCCATTACACAAACATTGCTTTAAGTCCATTTAAAATACTTTGTGCTGATGATGGTACATCTTGCACAATGGTTCCTGTAACGTAATCAGTTCTATTATCATAATAAGTACTTACCATCATTAATAATGCCTGCTTTAATAGGCCATCATTCATGCCGGCTGTAGTGTAATTAATCTTGACATTTACTGCCTCACCGATTAATTCTACTATCTTATCATCTAAACCAAATACATTATATGTTAATGCTGTATTATCAATGGTACCTGTAACACTTTGGATTGATGCTATTGGGCCAAATGGCACATCAATTAACAGATCTAATCTTACCGCAGGTAAATAATAGGTTCTTGTCTTTGCCACTATATCTCTGGACATATAATTTTCGGCTGCTATTCTTGCGGCTGTAATCATAGTACTAATTAGCGCATCATCAGCAGATGTATCAATCCTAACAAATAGTTTAACATCATTTGTCGTGATTATTTCTGATCCTGTAGTGCTATTTATTTTTATTTGGCGCATTTTTCTTTTTGTTTATAGCTTTAGTTTCGTAAACTATTTTTTCTTCTTTGGTTTCTACTTCGACCATTACTACTTCTTTTTTTTCTGCCTCAACCATTACACCAATTTTCTTTTCTAAATAATATTTCTCCAGATCCTTTGGTAAATAATAGGATTCCCCTGCAATGTGCATGGTGCCTGCATTTAAAACAGTCTTTATAATTTTAATTTGTGCCATGTTAATCTATGTTTTCGGCTATCCCTAAAGATTCTTCATCAATAACCGGATCTATTATTTCTTCTATTTCTTCTTCTACTATTTCTTCAACTTTCTTGGATGATTTAATGGCCCATCCTTTTGATATAAACACTTTTTCAACCTCGGATGAAACATCAAAAATACCATATGCCTTATAATAGTTAATACCATCATTGACATTTTTTAGCATTGTTATTTTGCCCATATTGTTTTATTTTTTGAACAAATATAAAAGAAAATGGCACCCAAAATTCAGGTGCCATTATTCTATTTGGATTATACAATTAATTAAACATCAATTGCAGCAATATCAGATGAGAATGTACCACTAACAAATGCTAATGGCGCATAGTTAGTTAATGCAATTCTCTCTGTTAAACGAACAGTAACAAATCCTTCACGCACGTTAATTCCATCCTCACGGAAAAATTCTAATGCAAGATTCTCACGCACCCACATTTGAGTTCCTAAAGCAAAGTTACCTACCAAATAAGTTCCAGCAGTAACAGCTGTATTAACTACAACCGGCACACCCAAGAAATTTGGTGTTAAACCTTGATAAACTTGATCTTTTAAGTACTCATTAGTAGTGGCTTTCAATAATAAGATTTTAGTAAAATCTGTTGGTGAAAGCATAATGTAATCAGCTGTGTAATTAACTAAAGCTAATTGATTAATAGCCACTGTTAACACATCAAATTGATTTGCTGCCGGAACTGCTGCTGCGAATGATCCTGCTGCAAAACCTGTAGCAATTGTATTAACACCTTCAATGTTTTGACCTGATCCATTACCATAAAGCAATTGTGCATCCTCAACAGTTAACAATTTTTCTGGCGCACGAGCTGACAAATAAGATGTCAACTGCGCTGTATCTGCTAACATTTCTTCAGAAATACGGAAATAAGTACCGATTTTACGAACGTTTGCATCCTCTGCTGTCAAATCAAAATCTGATTCTGGATATGCTGCACCTTGCGCTATTGGCGCTGCACCGTTATCATAAGCAGTTTCACGAACAAACCGCACTACCTCTGATTGTGTAGATCCCTGTGCTAACAATTGGCGCACATGAACCGGTCTTGTAGGATCAAACTTAATACCTGCAACATATTGAGCAGGAATAACCTCACCTGTAAAGTTATTAGCTACTGTCATATCACCTGCTTTAATTTCAAATGCAGCTGAACGACTATTGCCTTTAATCATACCATCTAAAGCACCTTTGCTGATTCCTTCGATCAAACCTTGCTTAAATGATTTCACTGTAGCGCCACTTGCTGTCTTTTTAGCAGCAATTTCCTGCGCATCAATGCGTGAATGAATTTCAGTAAATTTAGTTTCTAAATTCTTGATTTCACTTTTCAATAACTCATCAGCCTTTCCTGTTGCGCTTGCAACGGCTTGGCCTTCTGCTTTCTCAATTCTTGAGTCAATGGCTGAATTTAATTCATCCAATTGTTTTTTTATATCCTCTGACATATTCTATTTTTTTATACTTGTTTTTAAATAATTAAATATTTCTGATATGTCCTCACTTTTATCTACCGGCAATGTGGTATCTGGTACCGGCACTGTGGTAATGTCAATAAATAATGATTTCAATTTCATCAATTCACCTTCAATTGCGTATCCAAGTTCATCAGATACATTTTCTTTTTTGATCATTTTTGCCAAAATATCAAATCGCTTTCCTAATAAATCCTGATCTATTAACCCTTTGGCATCTGTAATCATTGCTAATGGATTTGCTGCTAATGTAACGCATGAAATCTCATACAACTTACATTCTTTTAATTCACGAACACCATCCTGTCTAAATGATTTTACTATTGGCATAATGCCTACAGAATTCTCATTGATTACCCCACTTTTCATTAGTAACATAATATCTTGGCCCATTCTTGTCATAGTAATTTCAGCGACAAAATATAAACCATTGCCATCCTCACGCAATTCTGTAAACTTACCTAATGGCTGATCAATACGGTGTTGATTGCAATAACGCACCCTTGAACCGTTTTCTTGTAATGTCTTGGTGTATGCACCGGCTAAAATAATGTCATTGTCTGAATCAATATTATTAAACACTGATCCATAGCCTTTAACAATGCCGTTTGATTCATCAATATCCTCTAATCCTATGGATGTTTGTTTGAAAATCATATCGTTTTACTTTTTGTCAAAATTAGTTAAATAGTTAATTAGAAAACAGATTGGTAAAATTAATTTTCCTTATAAGAAATATACCCTCCATCAAAAATTGATTCGTTTGCTAAAACATAAATCAATTCTCTACCATTTGCATTTTTTAGTTTTTCAATCAAATACTCAACCCCTGCAATCCAAAACCAATCTAATGGATTAGTTGCATTCGGATGAAATTTTACATACTGATCAATTAATTTATTTAATTCTTCCATTATCTATTAATTAATAAGTCTAACATTTCTATTGAGTCTTTAAAGAATTCAGGATATATTTTTTCAAATACTATATTGCCTGCATATTTATTTTCAAATGCATGAGCCACATATTCATATTTACCTTTATTTCCGACATAATATGATGTATCATGACCGCTTCCAACTTTATTTTTAGATAATGCACCAAAAAAATCTTTAACATCTCCATCTAATCCTAAAAATTGACTATTTGTTAATTCTGGGAATAATGATTCATTAATAGTTGTTAATTTAAAATTAAATTTTTGTAAAGCTATCATTCGTTCTTCACCTCTTAAATTTAATCCAATCATATTTTGATGCTTTTTAAAATATTGATTAATTATTGGATCTGAAAAATTTTCTGTTAACCAAAATCTTTCAGTATGAATAACATGACCAAATTCATGTGTAATTGTTCTTGTTAATCTTTGGCCATTTCTTGCATATTTACCTATTCTTACTTGAATTCCTAATGCATCTGATATTGGAATATTTGCTTTTATTAATTCCACTTTTTGTGGTAATAAAGCTAAAAAATCATCATTTATTTTATTATTCCCTAAAACTTCATACCAATTATCTGGCCTCATTAATTCTTTTTGTGATTGTAAATTAACTTGTTGCGCCTCCACTGCAATTGTTGTGGCAACCTCCGGTGTAATTAATGCCTCTGTAATGGCGCTTTGTACTTGTGCCTGTGCAACTCCAAATCCAATGTCTGTAATGTTTTCGCCTGTAGTCTGGGCATTAGGTTTCGGAAATACACTAACACCACATCTGCAATTAATCACATTACTTGCTGATCCTGCCGGATCCCCTGCCCATTTAAGGAATTGACCTTGAACAGTAAATTTACCGGCATTAGGAACTGTTTGCCCATTGGCTCGGCCATGGCTTGCTCTTTCTCTACCATCAATTGATGTATGCCATGTTTTCATTAGATCACTACCCTCAAATACACTTTGAGCAGATACAATAGTGGCATAATTAGCAGCATTTGTGGCCTCTGTACGTACTAATCTTTTAGCTTGATACGTGCTATATTTATTAAACTGCGTTTTAAGCATCTTGGCTTTGACCTTTTCCCCTTGGTTCATGAATGCAGGATCAGCCATTAGCTTTTGAGTAACTGCAATTAATGTGTTTTTAGCTGTGCCACTGACTAATGTAACCCTCTGCGCCCCCACTTGTTGACCTACAAATGCAAATGATTTTTGCCAAATGGTCATCAAATTATCTAAATCGCTTGCTTTTTCAAGTAATTTATTCACATTCTTGTAGTACCACAACGCAAAATGTAAACCAATCTTACTGTACATTTCTGTGTACATATTGATTAAATCGATATCATTAAAAAATACTGATACATCTGTGGCTGATAATGCACCCTGTCTGATAAACATAGCCGATGCCTGATCATATTGATCATTATAAAACTTATAAAAATCCCTTACAGATGATTTTTCGGCCTTGGTTAATTGCTCGCTAAATTTAGCTGTGTAATTTTCCTTCGCTGCTTTTATCTGATATTCTCTGGATAATAGCATAACTATTTTAGATCATAATCAATGTCTAATGCCTTTGGATTCTCCAACGCATCTATGCTAACATTCTGTGGCGCTAATGATGTTGGGATAAAATAATCATTCATGTAGGCATTTACTTCATCCTTACCATAATTCATCGCATCTCTTTTCTCATTAGGTGTAATCCACCATGCCGATGCAAGCTGCGCCACCAACTTATCCACTTCCTCTTGCATTTCACTGATCATCGTGAAATCAAAATCTAAATATAGATTGGCCCCAAATTGTGGCACTAACCATCTATTTAACTCATCCCTAATTTTAATTAGTTCTGGGATTACAGCATTTTGATACATGGCCTTTTTGGCCTCCTTCATGTTATTGTAGGTAGATGAATCCGTATTGTTAAGCAATTGCACCGGTATATTGTAAATGTTACATAGATCCTTTACTGTGCCATTGTACTGCTCAATTAATGATAAATCTGCTGCACTTAATCCAAAATTTACCCATGATAAATCCTTTGATGATACAATCACATCACCGGCATTGTTTGTGCCTTGATATTGCTTTCTAAAATTGTCCTTTAGCGCCTGTGCTTGCACTTGGTTTATGGTTCCTTCCTTATCAATTAGCATTCCCCTTGATGTCTGATTTTGCAGGTATTTTACACCTGTTGTTACAGCTTCATTGTTTGCCGTTAATACCCTTAAACCTGCGCGCAAAGGTGATTGACCATATAAGTTAGATCCTGCGCTGTTATAATCCGGATTAAAATCTTTAATGTGGCAAATGTCCTCTGGATTAATTTCCTGTGTGGCATTGTACCGGATCCTGTATCCACTAATTGGATCTGTTAAACCCTGTGAAACAATTTCTACCAATTGTGATGGCAAAACATACAGCTGACCAAATTTACCTTGGTTTGGGCCACTTGATGGCTTAATACCATAAATGTATCTGTTACCTGTTAGCTTACCAAATGCAATCAATTCCTGTAAAAAAGTACTAAATGATTGTTCCGGATTTGGCCTTGTTAATAATGCTTCTAATGGACTATCTGTGATCTGTGTAAATGCTCTTTTGCGTAACACATTAGCTTTATACATGGCACCACCATCCATAATCCCAGATGTCATGGCCTTGTATTGCTTGGCTGTATTTTTATTATTTACTTCATAGATCTGAAATGGTATTGTGGTAGCTGCCTTGGTAATCAGGTTAATAATAGAATAAACAGTAGCATTTCTTTGGTATCCATTAATGATAAACGACTGATCGTTTTCCTCTTGCATGATAATGGATGTCCCTAGCCATTGGTACAATAACTTATTATATGCCGGATCTGTTCCGCCTAATGCTTTGATGATTGATTGTTTAAATGTATCTATTATACCTGCCATGATATGCGCTTTTTTTTGTCAAAAATAACGATTTAAATCACAAAAAAATCATTCCTATTTTTATACTTTGAATACACCCCATACCGGATTGCATCCATTAAATGGTTTTGTTTGTCCATTGGTTTATTAATAATGGTGCCATCTTTAAGCTGTTCCCAAAAATAAAATTGAAATTCATGGTGTAAATTCTTGCTTTCATAGCTATAAAAGACATCATATTCCTTTAGTAAACTAATGCCTGCGTTTATAGATCCGGTGCCTTTTATTGCCCCTTTGGCTAATATATCCATCTGCCTTAATTCCTCAATTGATTTTGGTTCTGCTGAATCGCAATAAAATAAATCCTGATCATAGCCATTGGACTTAATAAACTCGGCAATATCCCTGTTTGTCATGCCCTTTTTGTAACAAACCTCATGCAGATATAAGCGATTTCTTACCTTGGCTATCTGCACAATGGCTGTAGGATCCTGTGCATAACCAAAATCCAATCCATAGAATATTTCATCAAACTCCGGAAAATTATCTTTAGGGATCTGTTCCCATTTTGGGAAAATCTGCCTTTCGGAAAATACTGCTCTTTTCCCTTCCCCATACACTCGCCAATAATCCGGATCCCTTTCCTTTAATCTTTCTATTTCTGCTACTAATTCCGGTGCTAAAAACTTATTATCCAAATATGTGGTAATCCATGTTTCACAATCCTCACGATCTATAACCTGATCATAAATCCAATGTATGGGATCAGATGGGTTAAAATCTATAATCATTTCATCCTCTGTTCTCATTAATAACTGCCTGTAATCCTCGTAATCTAACTCATTGCCCTCATTGATATAGCAAATATTACGTTTCCTGCCCCTAATCTTTTGTGGTTCATCAACTGATAAAAACTCCACTGTATGATGGCCAAATGTGTATGTGTTTTCGGATTTGTTGTGATTGCCTAAAAATAAGATTCCTAACTTATCAAGAATTTCCATAAAATCCCTTTGCACTGATCCTTTAATGGCCGGCAATGTCTTGCGCACTATACTGATTACTAATGGCTTTGTGCTGCTTGTTAGCTTGTAGATTAGGTATTGACAAATCGCATAGGTTTTACCGGATCTGGTGCCACCTTGATGTACCTTAATTCTTGCCTTGCTGTTTAATGTTTGGTAAAATTGTACATTGCATTCCTGTACTACTCGTTTTCGATCTTTGCCGGTGTCCATTCTATGATTGATGATTCTACACCTGTTTCGTGTTTGATTTCTGTTCTTTCCACATATCCTCTGCCCTTACCTTTTGTTTTTAAATGAAATATAATTGCCACTATGTTTTCTTTCATAATCTGGCTATGTAGCTTTGATTCTGACAGATCTAATGCAATATCATTTATTTCCTCTACCTGTTGTTTATATACAGGATCCGTATTCATCCAAAGGTAATGCGTAGTGCGTTCAATACCTACCAACTTTGCAGCTGTGGTAACGATGCCCAACGATTTTTCCAATGCTTGGATCATTCGCTTTTTATTCCCTGATGTTGCTTTTGGCCTCCTCATTTGCTTAATCTTACATTATAACCCTTTTCAATCAATTCTTGATATGCTTTTTGCCTTGATTCTTCATCATTAAATGTCAACTCAATTAAGAATAATTCTACCGGTGATTCCTCTGGCTCTGGTTCCAATGTCGGTTCAAACACAGGCACATCTAAACCCCAATCATTTAACAAGTGTTCATCCCATTGATTGGCTAATATATCCCAATCCCATTCACCATAACCAACATTATCCTTAATAATAAACTCCTTTTGCTGATCTGCTGTTAAATGATTTGCCCTAATGATTGATACTCTTTTCATGCCGGCTTCTATGCAGGCTTTTAATCGCATATTTCCCCCCAGAACAACCATGTAATGATCTACAACAATGGGCCGTAGCGCTAACATTTCGGGAAAATCCTTGATAGATTTAACCAATTTAGCAAATTTGGTATCCTTAATAATCCTTGGATTGGATGGATTAGGGATAATTAGCTTAATGTTTACTTCTTCAATCATTATTTATTCTTTTCATCTATGATGATGTAAATCATAAATATAATAAATGCAACTATTATGCCACCAAAAAAGATTGATTCTATGATCAGCCTATCCATTAACGATCATAACCGATTACAAATTCCCACATGATCCATGAAAATATGATTACATCATTTCTGTTCTTTTTAGGCAGATTAATGCGAATTGATGGCAGTACTTCTATGGTGTGCCTTGTTGTTTTAATTCCGAAATATGTCATAATTTATTATTTATGTGTCTTCTTAAATACCAAATTGCTTTTTCTAAATCCTCTCTTTCACTACCTTTCCTACCTGCCCTTAAAATGTATTTAATGGCATTACCGGTATGAAACGATAAATTAAACTGTTCAATTATATCTATTGGCTGTGGCCCTGTTATAGTCTGATAATGTGGTGGTTTATTCACCATATCTGGCTGATCTGTATAATTCATTTCTATTGATTTAGGTTAATAAGTGCTTTTGTACCTGCTGTTATTCCTCACCCAACAGCCATACAAATGTAAAAACTATTTCCATAGTTTTTACATAGGTTTCTGCCAACAATCTACACCGTATGATTTTAGCAAAATATTTATCTGGGTATTTAATGAATCCTTACGAATTTGATCCATTGTATCCATTTCCATTCCCAGAATAAAAAAAGATTCCATGGCTGTACAGGCATTTTGGAATGTGTCTAATGCTTGTAATAATTCATCACCTGATTTCTCCGGTGGAAATAATGTTTTGTTTGCCCTTTCCAATTCCTTAATCAAATGGTTTGTAGCTGATTTAACAGACTGTCTGTTAGCCGGATGCCCAATCCATCCACCATCAATAAAATCAAGCAAATTTTGGCATAATGCAAAATATGTTAAAATTTTAATTTTGTTTTTCTTTTTGTCGTAACTCATTGATTAGGTTTTTAAATTTTTGCAATCTTATAAATGCCATTTTGCTATCCTGTGGGCAATGGCTGTGTAAACGATTTATAGTAACTGACACAAATATTCGAGAATTTGTGACATATTCCCACCCTGTTAGTTGAATATCTATAGATTCATTAGATAATAAATACTGATGGCCCCAATCCCATGCAGCTTGATAATTAGGTTTCATCTTAATATTTGTTCTTGTAGCTTACCATCAATGTATCCAGACCTGTATCCGGCTTGATACAGATCAATGATAGGATCTGATTTAAAAATCCTTAAAACATCAATTAGATCATCTAATGATCTGACTATTTTGTAGCAATATCCATGATGTTCTACCATTAATTGAAATTTCTTTTGGTTTGGCTGTTGCTTACCATCGGCAAATTTTACTTCAATGAACAGGCCATGATGGGTATTATTAGCCAAAACGATAAACAGATCAGCTGCACCGGCCCTTAATCCCTCTGCTGTCAATGCCCTCCCTACCCTTGGATGTCTTAACCCACCATTTGGAATGCTAAAAAAGTCATAGCCATTCCAATCAAGATACTGACATAGGATCACTTGCAGGTGATGTTCTTCTTTTTTCATTCCTCTTTAGGTTTATAAATTGCTAATGCTTGTGAATAATTTTGAACAATATTGCAATCTAAAGTTATTTCAACTTTTGCATAATCATTTTTAAAATCATCGGTAACAATTGTTTTAACTATGCTTGGAATTTTTATTGCGCCTTTAATCATTACAAAGTGCATTCCATTTTCGGCGTAAACCGTTGCTAATTCATTATTAGGTTTTTTAATATGTTGATTAACGTTTATGCTTATCCATAAATTTAATAAATCCGGCATGATCATAGATTTCTGAATCCACAATTTTTTTTTTAGCCTTTGGAATATCTATGGCTATAACTATTGCAGTTATTACGATTATTATAGCTGTACATAAAACAACTATAAACGGAT